ATGAAATGAGGCGGCAGGCTTTAGGTGCGCGGCGCGGCCACAAGCAGCTCGCCGTCACGAATCAGGCGGTAAATCCGCGTGTCCACCGTCACGCTGACAGCGTCGGTTTCAGAAAAATACCCAAGCGTGTCAGGCGTGCGCAATAAGTTGCCAGCGGCCGCCAGCACACAGACGGTTGCGCCCAGTGTGACGGGGCTTGGGTTCTCGGGTGCTGCAACTGCAACCGCAGCTGCAACGGGTGCGGGTACGGCTGGCGCTGGTTCGGCGGGCGCGGTACGGGTTGGTTTTAGGGCTGCGTCTTCGGTTTTTGTGCTCATGGGGTCTCTCCATTTAAAGTTAAGGTGATGCTGGTAATGGTCGGCGTGGTGCTGACCGCTTGGGTTGCTGGGGTGATGCTGGTCACAGCGTGACTGTCAAACTCAAACTGCGGGCTGACCAAGACGGGCGCGCCGTCATGGCCGCAGTAGCTGGTTTCAATATTGGCGGTGACCAGCCACAGGCCAAGGCCGCTCGCGTCAACCTCACGGCTGTATAAATTCTCCGCGCCAATCTGCTCAAACTTGCCCATGCACTGTGCTTGCTCTGCGCTGTGCCACTGCGCCAAAAATCGGCACAGGCGCTCGGCAATCCATGCCGCTTGCAGCATGCGGTTGGCGCGCAGGCTGTGGCGGCCTTGCTCAGACTTTACCACCACAAAAAAACCAAGCCGCACGCTGCGCGCGGGGGCGGTGATGCGCATGGGTTTTTCAACGCCAGTCCAGCCAAGACAGGTAATAAAACACGCGGGTGATGCGGTGCTGGTTTTACCGATTTCGCTGGCGTTAAAATTGCCGCCGTACAGCTCAACCATATTGAGCAAGCCCTCACCGTTTTTGCCCAAGCGTTCTTTAATATCCGCTTGCAATTGCTCAATTAAACTCATGCCAACGCTCCCATAAATACGCCTGTGATTTCATCAATGATGTCGCGTTCATTGCGTGGGTTGACGCCCAACACAGGGCGTGGGGCTATGGTGGCGGCATGATTGCGCCCAGCTTTACCACCCGCATGGTGAATGGCGGCGTAAATCAAGTCTGAGCCTATCAGCACGTTTGCACCTTGCGTTTGCGGATGGTAGCTGTCGCGCAGAGCGCCTGTTTTGAGTAGCGTTTGTCCCGCGCGGGCGGTGGCGGCGGCCGATGCGGGCATGGCAGAGTCATCCCACAGGGTTTGCTCTTTAAAATGCTTTTGCACCTCGCCTATCATGTATGCGCCCACAGCCCGCGCGGCCTTGTCTACCAATGACGGATTGGCCAGCGCCTGCAGGTCATGCGTAAGCCGACTGATGTCATGGTGAAATACAATGCCTGTCATACGCCGTACCCCGTCCAGTCTGTCAGGCTTTGCGATACGCCGTGGCGGGTCATGCCTGAGTTGGCGCTCGAGGCGCTCGCGGCATCGGCAAACAATTTGACCGTGCCGTTGTTGACCTCGCGCAGCCATTTGCGTTGCGCTTCACAGCGTTTTTCGGCAAGCTCCGTGGCATTGTCTGCATCGTCCATTAGGTAGCAGCGTGCCAGTTCGGCGCAGCAGCTTTTGAGCGGCGTGCTGGCAATTTGCTCTGCGGACAGCGGCAGGGACAACGCGCCGCGCAAATAGCCGTCCATCAAGCGCGACACGTCGGTCAAGGCCTGCACCAGCCGCGCCCATGCGTCTTGCGCCACAGCGTAGGCTTGCTCGTCAACGTCCGCTTCATTGCCCAGCGCCACGGCCACCAGCGCCTCTTGGGTTAATTCGTGCGATTCGTCCTGCAGCAGCATGACGGCCTCTGGCGTGCCAAACTGGTCGCAGTACTCAACGGGGGTGCAGTACAGGCTCATGGTTTATTTTTTATCCTTGGCTGGTTTGGCGGGTGCTGACTCAGGCGGCTGTTCTGACGGCTGCTCAGACGGCTGCTCAGACGGCTGCTCAGATGACTGCTCAGATGACTGCTCAGACGACGGTTCAGCGGCCGATTTTGGCGCGGGTGATTTTGGTGCGACAGGTGCGACGCTGACCGCTGCGCCCAGCGCCTTGGCTTGCGCGTCGGTTAGTTCAATGGCCGCGCCGCTGGTGTAATGTTTGCCGTTGATGATGGCGTTGTGTTGGGTGGTATAGGTTTTCATGTGCGTCTTTCATTTTGGTTTGGCTTGATGCTTTGGGTTGTATGGCTGGGCGTTGCCCAGCCTATGCGGTGCAGCTTGTGGTTTATTGCGGTTTAGCCCAATACACCTTTGAGCAAAAAGCCGCATTCAGGTGCCACAATAATTTCTTTGCATTCGTCCACCACCCGCACCACTTCTGAGCCGCGCGTGCCTTCATGATCGGCTTTGTAGGTGTTGGAGAATTTGTCAAAGTGCGCGGTAAAGCCAAAGGTCATGCCGTTGCTCATGCCACCGCCCATTCCTGCAATCGCGGACATGTCGTTGTATGTAAACGCCACGCCACCAGACCATGCGGGTTTGAATGTGGCGTTTTTAGTGGCACCTGATGCAACCAAGGCCTCGCCCACCAAAATATCTTTGAGGCTAAACAAACGAATCACCTCTTCACGCGTGGCAATCCCTGCCGCGCCTGCCGTGCCGTTGACGCCTGCCGCGCGGGTCACCGCTGCCAAAATGCGTGGGTGGCTGGCCAACGCATCCCATTCTTTTTGGCCCATTGTCATGGTGTTTGGGCGGATTTGAGGGGTTGATAAGGCGGTGCGAATCAGTTTGACAATATCGGTACTCTCGTCATCAAACATATCGGCGCTGGTCGCTTGGGCGTGGTTGTTGCCGTAATTGGCCTCATCCATCATTAAATTGGCCACGCGGATTTCGCGGTCTAAAATCAACAGACCTGCCAAGGCGCTGGCCGCTGAGGCTTTTTTGTTTTGAGGGTCACGCACGCCGTCAAAGTCGCGCGGCACAAACACGTGTTTGAGCGCGTATTCACGGGTTTCGTCGTGACGCTCTTCGCCTTGAAATTCCACTTCATTGACCTGCGTGCGACGGCCAACATGGGTATTAGGCACGTGGGCAAATTGGCCTGGTGCATAAAAGCTCCATTTGAATTTGGGCGAGTCCATCGGGGAGGAGCGCGGTAACACGGTATCGGCAATCATGGCTTTGTTGGTAAAGCCTAAAACAATGGCTGTGAGCTGTTCGTCGCGTGGGTAGGGCTGGTTCATGGTTTGTCCTTAGAAGTTGGAATGTGGTTTGGTTTAATTTTGATTTAATTTTGATTATTTATAGGCGGATGATGACGGCAATTTCGTTGGCTTCGGACGGCTCAACCGCCACGCCAATCGCGCTTGCCGTATCGGTGGTAGCGGTCACCGCGCCTTGCGCGTCCAGCGCCACCATTTGACCTGGGCTAAGGCGGCTGTTTGACCACACGCCGATAAAGCCTGCGGTCACCACGTCCACGGTTTGGCCGCGCAGCACGTCATAGCTGTTTGAGTAGCCAATCACTGGCTCACCCGCGTCTGCTGGGCGGCAGCCGTCAGGGGTGATGGTCAATGCCAAGCGGCCTTTGACGTCAACGGCGGCGGGGTAAGGCAAAATGTGTAATGGGATGTTGTGTTTCATCAAAGCTCCTTAAAAAGTAAATGAATTTAAAACGGGTGTTACGGTTACGGTAAATCTTTGGGGGCTTGCGGCGGTGTTTTTGCCTTTGTTACTTATCCTGCGTGCTCATGTGTTTGGTTACATGCAGCACCGCGTCTTTCCACGTCACGTTTACGCCTTTGTCTGCCTGCTCTTTGGTAAATTCATGCGCCGCGTTTACCAAGTCGACTGCGTTGGGCGCTGTGGTCTCGTGCGTCCCAGCGCCTTGCTCAGCGCCCAATTGCACGGGGCTTAATCGGTCAACAAAACCGCTAAACCACGCCTGCGGGCTGGCGCTGGCCGTGCCGCTGGCGCTGGCAAATTCAAACGTGGCCTGCGGGCTTAACTGCGCCATAAAATCAGCAACGCCCAAGCTGTGTGCGGGTGTGAGCTTGCCTGCCGCCTGCCATGTTTGAATTTGTTGCTCAATCTGGCCGCGCTGGAGCTGCGCTTGCAGTGCGTCGCGCTGGGCGATTAAATCCCGCTCGCGGGCGGCAAACTCGGCTGGGACTTGGGTTTTTGCAATCTGCGCGGCAATCTCATCGTTTAGATGCGCGGCGAACAATGCGTGGGATGCGGCAGCGTCAACGCCGCCCTCATTTAATCGGGCGCGCAGACGCTCGGACGCGTTTTGTAAGCTGGCCAGCTGGTATTCGGGGAAGTATTTGTCTGCCACATCAATGCCTTGGGCGGCAATCAGCAGGTCACGCTGCACCCGCATGAAGTTGCCGACGGTATTAAACAGGTAACCCGCTTCATATACGGCATCGGTTACACCAAACTCAAGCGCCAGCGCGCCGTCATCGGCCGCAAACTGCATGTCGGCCATGCCCTCAATTGCTGGGGCTGCTGCGCCCAGCCAGCCCACGTGCTTGATTTTCCAGCCTGCGTCCCCTTTGACCACGCTCACGCTGCGTTTTTTGTACGCGCCTTGCGCCACCCAGTCGGCAAACTGCGGGTTGACTTGGCCAAATTTGGCAAACAATGAATTGCCCTTGCGCTTAAATTGCTCGCCCCAGCCGTATGCGGGGGCGTCGGTTTTTGGATGCCCCACCACAATGGGGGCGCTGTTTGCTGGCGTGTTGGCAGCCATTTGGTCAAGGTCTTCCGTGGTAAACGAGATTTTCTCGCCGCTCATCGCCACGTGGTCGCCCACTTTGACAATTTCGACAAAGTCATCAAAGCCCTTAAATTGGGCGATATCGTTTTTTTCGTGTGGCATGGCGCGTCCTTGTAAATGGTTGAGTCAATAAGTGAGTGAGTGAATCAGTGTGACGCCATTGTGCAAGAATGTGCGGGCGCAATCGCCGTGCAACATTGCAGGCGGGTTGGCTGGCAAGAATCAAAGCTGCGGCGCTGTAAGCGATTTTTAGGGTGCGGGCGCGTCAATGCTGGTCAATCAGATTTAAACGGGTTTTAAATCGGTTTTAAACCGCGCGTGCGGTATCAATGAGGTGTGGGCGCAGTGCGGATTGGCACGCGCAGGTGGCGCACAAAAAAACCGCCTCGGTGGAGGCGGTAAGGATGTGGGTGCATCAAGGTGTCAATGTCAAGGTGTCAATGTCAGCGCATCAATCTGTAAAACTTCAAATTACGGTAAGTCCTCAAACAAATCATAATTGGCGGGTGGGTCGAGGGTCTCGCCCAGAATGTTGTAAATTTGGCGCTCGCCGTAGCCCACATGCACCGCAATGCGGTTAATCGCCCAGCCTTGTTGGCGCAGCGCGCGCACCTTGGCGTGGATGTTTTGGCGGGCGATAGCGTCGTACTTGGGCACTTGCAGGCGCTCGCCGTGGTAATGGGCGCACAGGGTTTTTAATTCGTCCATGGTCAATAAACTGGCAATCGCCACTGTTTTGTCGCAGTGGACTGGCACGTTAATCGTGGTGCCGCCCACC